ACAGCTGTGATCTCATCATTGATAAAGAACAAGCAGACGCTATCAAACAGAAGCTTCGTCCGTTGTACGAGGAAGAGCTGAGAGAAACACAAGAAGCTAATCCCGGTAAAGGAATCACACAGCGTGAGTTTCCGATTGAGGAAGTGGATGGTGGATTCTTAATTAAAGCAAAGATCAAAGCTGGAGGACGACGCAAAGATGGTGAAGTATATCACATGTCGATTGCACTGTACGATTCCCAAGGTAAACATCTTGATCCGGAAGTAAAAGTTTGGGGTGGTAGCACAGTAAATGTAGCGTTCCGTCCGAGGTTTTGGTACACAGCATCAATGGGTTTCGGAGTTACCTTCGATCTGCAAGCAGTACAAGTCCTTAAACTTGGAGAAGGTGGAGTATCCAGCATCGCAGCATCTGCATTTGGATTTACTACTGAAGAAGAAGGATTTGTTAATGGCGGTGAAAACTTAGAGGGTGGATTCGATGCGGAAGAAACGGAAGAAGAGGTCATCGCCAACTTCTAAGTACCGCTCTGGATTCGAACAAACATTAGCTAACCAGCTACAGCGTAGTGGTGTTGCTTTTGAGTACGAGACAATCAAGTTAGAGTATCAGAAGATAGCTACTTACACTCCCGACTTCATACTACCCAACGGCATCATCATAGAAGCTAAGGGTTTATGGACGGTGGAGGATCGAACGAAGCATTTACTAGTACGAGAACAACATCCACATCTAGACATCCGTCTCGTATTCATGAATGCTTACAACAAGATTCGGAAAGGAAGCAACACTACCTACGCTCGTTGGTGCGAAAAGAAAAACATAATATATGCAAATAAAACTATACCAAAATCATGGCTTTCACCAACACACACCAACCCTGCCCTAAGTGCGGATCAAGTGATGCAAGAGCCACTAACGACGACGGAAGCTGGCATTGTTTCAGCTGTAACAGTCACGCTGGAGGAGGAGGACGAGTGAGCGAACCAACACCGAGAGAGTTTGTAAACGGATCACCTCAAGCAATAGCACGAAGAAACCTGACTGAAGATACCTGCCGTAAGTGGGGGTATTGGATGGGTAGTGTGAACGGACAGCCTGTACAAATAGCTAACTATAAAACACGAGACGGTAAGACATGTGCTCAGAAGCTACGGTTTGCTGACAAGAGTTTTGCCACAAGAGGAGAGCTGATTGGATTGTACGGTCAGCACTTGTGGCGAGACGGAGGCAGACGAGTAGTTGTTACTGAGGGTGAGGTGGATGCGTTGAGTGTCAGCCAAGCCTTTGATAACAAGTGGCCAGTAGTCAGTGTACCTAACGGAGCAGGAGCAGCTAAGAAGTTTGTCGCTCAAGCCATCGATTGGTTAGATCGTTACGAACAAGTCGTGTTCTGTTTTGATATGGATGATGTCGGACGAAAGGGAGCAGCAGAATGTGCAGCACTCTTGACACCTGGCAAAGCACACATCGCAGAGCTACCACTAAAAGATGCGAACGACATGCTTGTTGCTAACAGAAGTAAAGAGTTAGTGCAGTGCTTGTTCGATGCTCGTGAGTACAGACCAGACGGCATCGTAAACGGTAAGGAGTTGTGGGATGTTATCTCTCATAAGGAGGAACACAAAAGCAAACCGTATCCGTTTATCGGACTGAACAGTATCACTCACGGCATGAGACTAGGAGAGTTAGTTACTGTTACTGCTGGTAGTGGTATCGGTAAGAGTTTGTTCTGTCGAGAGATAGCACACCATCTGTTAGGACTGGGTGAGACTGTTGGTTACATAGCTCTTGAAGAATCTGTTCGACGCACAGCACTAGGTATCCTCGGTATCCACATGAACAAACCACTACACCTAGATGATGATATGTTAGATGAGAAGGAGATGAGACCTGCGTTTGATAAGACGGTAGGTAACGGTAAGTTCTACACCTACGATCACTTCGGTAGTATGGAGTCCGACAATCTGTTATCTAAGATTAGGTATCTGATCAAGGGCTTCGATTGTAAATGGATATTCCTAGACCACCTATCGATTGTTGTTAGTGGGATACAAGGAGACGATGAACGCAGACTGATAGATAATACTATGACCAAGCTACGATCTCTTGTCGAGGAGACAGGGTGCGGTATGGTATTGGTCAGTCACTTGAAGCGTGTGGACACAGGACATGAAGAGGGTGGACGGGTAAGTCTGCATCACCTCCGAGGGTCACAAGCAATCGCACAGCTATCGGACATGGTCATCGGACTAGAACGCAACCAACAAAGCGACAGGCTAAGTAACGAAACAAAAGTAAGAGTACTGAAGAATCGATTCAGCGGTGAGACCGGACACTGTTCAACTTTGTATTACAACATAGACACCGGACGATGCACCGAGGAAGAGAGGGCGAGTACCTTTAACGAAGAAACAAATAATGAACCATTCTAAAACAAAAACAATAACAGCATTAATACTAGTTACTCCAATATTTATATATTCTTTATATAGGATTTACATGGAGTCTTGGTGTTTGTTGTACGGTCTTCTTAAATGAAACTTATAAGGATAACACAGCTTGACGGTTCTCTACCTAACATAGCTTTAATGAAGTTATCGCACTGGCACAAATCACAAGGCGATGAAGTACATTTTAGTAAGTCATGGGAGCGAGAGTTGTTTGAACCTGATTATGATATAGTTTATGGATCGGCAATCTTTCAATGGACAAAACCAAAGTTGGAAAGATTTATGCAAGAGTTTCCTGAAGCTATAGTAGGTGGTACAGGCACTAAATCTACAATGACTATTGAGGATATTACAGGAGGACCGTATGAGTTCTTTGATTATTCCATGTATCCTAAGTTTAAACAAAGCATAGGGTTTAGTCAGCGAGGCTGTAGGCTTGCTTGTAAGTTTTGCGTAGTGCCTGGTAAAGAAGGAAAGAATAGAAACAACGGAACTATACATCAGATATGGAGAGGTGAACCGCACCCAAAAGAAATAATATTGATGGACAACGACTTCTTCGGTCAACCTGGTTGGCAAGAGAAAGCAGAAGAAATATTAGAAGGAGGTTTCAAAGTTAACTTTAACCAAGGCATGAATGCTAGACTTATACATGAAGAAGGAGCTAAAGCATTGAATGAGATGCAGTTTTTTGAATCTAAGTTTAAGTATCGCAGGTTACATACAGCATGGGATAATCCAAAAGATGAGAAAAGATTCTTCAATGGTTTAAGTATACTGTTAGATGCAGGTATAAAACCTAGAGAAATTATGGTGTATATGCTTATAGGTTATTGGCCAGGCGAGACGATGGATGACATACTGTGGAGGTTTAATAAGCTGAACGACGCAGGTGTTCTTCCTTATCCAATGGTATACGACAGAGAGAGACCGGAACTAAAGAAGTTTCAGCGTTGGGTTAATCGTAGGTATTATCAGTTTGTACCTTGGGAAAAGTATGATTCGTCAATGAGGAGTAAACCAAGAACAGATCAATTAACATTACAATTATGAAGAGAACTAGAAAATATAAAGTAAAAATAAAAGACCGTACTGAAGGCGTGTTGTACATTGAAGCTGAGAATCAAAACGATGCAGAACTACAAGGTTTAAATATATACAAACACAATGATGGTAACCTAGCAACTTACATACAGAAGCATGGAGAACTAGAAGTTGGTAGTTTATCTATCGTAGCTAAAGTAAATAAAACAAGATGAGAACACTATTCTTTGATATAGAAACCAATGCTCTTGAAGACTTCACTAATCTGACGGACTTGGAAACTGTACACTGCTTGTCTGTGTACGATCCAATGACTCCGAAGATGGTGACATTTGCAGGAGATAGTATACACCGTGGACTGACAGCGTTAGCAGAAGCAGACCGTATCGTCGGACACAATGTTATTAAGTTTGATATACCTGCTTTGAAGAAGCTGTACGGATTCTCTCCACCTCTGGTTAAAGTAGTTGATACCTTAGTATTATCTAGGTGTATCTTCAGTGACTTGAGGAATGAGGACTTTGGTCGTAACAACTTCGATCCTAAACTTGTAGGTAGTCACTCACTGAAAGCTTGGGGACACCGGATGGGTAAGCAGACGAAGCTGACATACGGAGAAGAGGACGGTGCATTCGATCACTACAACGATGAGATGAAGAAGTACTGTGAGAGAGACTGTATAGTTACACAGTTGTTGTACGATTATCTAATCAGTCAAGAGCCAAGCAATCACATGATAGCTATCGAACATTGGTTTGCATTTATCATATCTCAACAGGAGCGTAACGGCTTTGCGTTTGATCTGGATAAAGCAGACAAGTTAACCGCTAAGTTAACATCGATACGAGCAGAGTTAAAGGACGAACTGCAACAGATGGTAGCACCAAAGGTGGAAGAGATGAAGAGTCCAGCTGGTTGGACACTGAGGATAGAGAGTGAAGATCAAGTAGAGATACTCAGTGCTGAGACCAAGGTGAAACTAAAGGAACAATTGAAAGCTAGAGGTTTGAAGCAGACACTGTTGAAGGAAGCGAAGAAGCAGGGTAACAAACAAAAGACTACACTGTTTAATCCAGGGTCTCGACAACAGATAGCAGCAGCACTGTTAGACTTAGGATATGATCTACCAAAAGAACCGGACGCTACCACACCTAAAGTAGATGAAGGAGTACTGAAGAAGATCGATCATCCGATAGCACAGAAGTTATTAGACTATCTCCTCGTACAGAAAAGACTTGGTCAGTTAGCGGAGGGAGAACAAGCGTGGTTGAAGCTGGCTAAGAAGGGAAGAATACACGGTAGTGTGAATACAAATGGAGCGGTGACCGGGCGGTGTACACACAGCAATCCAAATGTAGCACAGGTTCCTGCTTGTCGTGTACCGTATGGTGAAGAGTGTCGAGGATTGTTCGGTGCGGGTGTTGGTAGGAAGTTGGTGGGATGTGATGCTAGTGGATTGGAGCTACGGATGTTAGCACATTACTTAGCATTCTACGACAGAGGAGAGTACGGAAAGATCGTAACAGAAGGAGACATACACACAGCTAATCAACAAGCAGCTGGACTGGAGACACGGGACCAAGCTAAGACATTCATCTATGCTTTCCTATACGGAGCAGGTGATGCAAAGATTGGAGACATCGTAGGAGGTACAGCTAGAGACGGACAGATGTTAAAGCGTAAGTTCCTTAGCAACCTACCAGCACTGAAGCGTCTACAACAAGACATCCACAAGAAAGTAGAGAACGGTGGTGTACTGATGGGACTGGACGGTAGATTGTTACGCATACGCAGTAGCCACGCAGCACTGAACATGTTACTTCAATCAGCCGGAGCCGTGTGTATGAAGGTAGCTTTGA